GACGGAAGTCCAGTATCGCTTGCATACTTTATGACCAAATAACGGAGAAATCAAATGGCAACAGGAAGAGTCGCAACAGTTGCGCCAAACGCAACATCATTAGCAACAATATACACAGTACCTATTGGATACTATGGTATATACAACATCAGTATTACTAATACCAATGCAACACCGGTAACTATTCGGTTGGCAGTGGCAGCAGGTGCCACACCTAACGCAAATGAATACATTGAATACAATGCAACCATTGTTCCCCAAGGTGTATTAGAGCGTACTGGTATTGTTGCCGGTGCCGGCGTGTACATTGTAGGGTATGCAAGTAACTCACTTGTAAACTTCAATGTATGGGGCATCGAGACATCAACATCATAAGCGAGAATTTAAATGGCAAGATATAATACCCAGCTGTCGTATGGAACAATTAATACTTCAGGATTAATTCAAACATTAACCAGCAACACAACAATAACCTCACCGTATCAAGGTCTATATACAGAAATTGGATCTACTACGTCGGCAACGTTTACTATTACCTTGCCAGCCGCATCGTTGTTTCCAGGAACTACACAAACATTTTATAATGCTTCATCGTATCCAATCACTTTGACCAGTAGCGCCGGAAACTTTGTAGGAAGTATTGGTTCAGCAAGCCTTAACTTTACGCTACCTTCAACAGGAACTGTTTCTATATTTTCAAATGGTAGTGTGTATGTTTGTTTACTGGGTACAGGCGGCGGTGTTACAGCAAGTACATTCAGTGCTAGCTCAACAGTTAACCTAAGCCCAGCCAATGCCAACGTGACCATCAGTCCCAGTGGTACTGGATCAGTAACTTTAAGCCCAGCGGTAACCGGTGCTATTACCAATATGACTTTCACTGCTGGCGGTTTAACAACTTTGCAGAATACAACTGAAGTGTTAGTAACATCAGCAAGCCCTGGCGGTACTGTGAGTTTAAACTTTAACTCAGCAGATATTGTTTATGTGACAGGTATGAGTACAAACTTTACACTTGCTATCACAAACGTGCCAACCACACTGGCAAGAGTTATTACAATTACAGCAATTTTGATTCAAGGCGGTACAGCATATATTCCAAGTGCAATAACAATCAATGGTACTTCTTATTCTATTACATGGCCAGCTGGTATTACACCGACTGGCACAGCCAACAGAGTCAATATTGCTACATTCTTTATTGTTAATGCTACAACAGCACCTAACTATGTGTTAGGACAAATAAGTGAATACGGTTAATCAATAATTTAGGAGAATAAGAATGCCAATTACAAGTACCGTGGGCGGAAGTGTTGAGTTAAAAGGACTTGGCGGAGCGCATCCAGGAGTTGCACCAGTAGATACATCCGCAAGTGCGGCAGCTGGCGCTATAGGAACAATGACAGTGTCAGCAGGTGCATGGGTATCTAGTGGCTCAACGTCAGGAGGTTTTCCATCTGGATACTATCCTCTTAGTATTTCAAGTGTGTCAGGACAACGTGTAACATTTGACCCATTCGGTCAGGGTGCTATTACATACAGCCTTCCAAATGCAACTAGCGGTACTATTAATGCCGTGAGCAGTACCACTGTGACACTAAGCGGTAGTACCAGCGGTATGTCGCAGGGTAGTGATCTGACAATTTATTTGTCAGGCGGTGGAACTGGTAGTCCAAATTATGTTATGGGTAACTTATATCCAGGAACATACTTCGTGGCCAGCGTTCTTAACGGCAATCAAGTTACACTAGCATCCAGTTATAGTAACGCTATCGCTAATAGCCCTATAACTTTTACCACTGTTGGCTACGATACTAGCAACGCTATAGGAGGCATGAATTATATTAGTGGCGGTTTACCAAGCGGTGTAAGTTTTAATGCCAGTACTGGAACTGTAAGTGGAACAATTGGTATTAACAGCACTAGTAATCCAGGCTATAACAATGGTATGATTTTAAATTATGCGCCAACTGGCGGTTTGTATACTGGACAGGTAGTACCAACCACAGCATACACATACAAGGTTCGCGCTACTGATGCATTGGGTATCAATGCTACAGATCGTACATATAGTATTAATTTGAGTGTGCCTTATGCTTATCGTCAAGTTATTACCACAACATATTTACAAGCTGGTTATGCAAACAGCACATGTTGGCAAACCACTTGCCGCGTTACTAACTCAACAGATACAAGTGTCGACTTGGGAAATAGCGGTTTTCAAGAGGTAGCTCATAACTATCAAATGAGTGCTCATAACTATACTCGTAGTTTTACATTTGGAGCAGGTGGTAGTCACTGTGCGGCTGCAAGTAATGTTATTGCTTTCAACATGCGTACTGAAACAGCCAACACAGCTGGTTACAGTCGCGGGTTCCCAGTTAGTCAAAACAACTGTTCGTGTCTACGTCAAGAATATTATTATGCATGGTGTACCAGTCCTGGCACTGGCGGCACTGTTTATGAGATGAATTTAACTACAGAACAAGGCTATACTGCTCCAACAAGTTGCCCAGGTCCTAACAGTTTGACAGGCAACAGCTGGGACGGATATGGTGTTTGGATGAGTCAAAATTACAACATGACCTATTCCACTCGTAGTGTTACAAGCCGTGGAGGCAACAATATTACCGGCGACAATCAAGGCAAGGTTATGGAAGGCAAAATCAATGCCTATGGAGGACGTGAAGCTTGCCCAAGTACCAACTGGCGCAGAACTGTTCAAAGCACCAATACTTCAGTTGATGCTGCCGGCGCCAAACCATATAATTCGGGCGAAGAAAACAATATGACTGGGCAAGACTGGGGCTATTGCGTTGGATTCTATGGACCTGCTGGACACGTTAACACATCATTCAAATTTATCTATGCTACAGAAGCTGGCTACAGCACTAATGCCAGTTTGGAAGCCAAAGGCGGCCACGCTGGAAACAGCTCAGGAACTGCCTGCTGGAGAGATTAACCTGCTAAATATTCTACAATTTAGTAAGAGGAACTCATGATAGATAGAATTAAACAATTTAACGACAGAAGTGTACCCGTTGATTTACACTCAGATACCAGTATGATGTCTGAAACTGACAAACAGCATGTAATAAAAGCGTTAAACAAAGAATGGACTAATCCTAAGTTTAAAATGCGTTGGTTTGTTGGACAAGCACAGGTAACAATCTACGCAAAATATCGTCAATTTCTTATGGAATTAAAAAGCCGTGAAGAAGGCATTGAAGATCTTGAATACAAAATAGAACAGTGGTTGATTGACATTGATAGACACGAACTTATTGCTCGAGAAGCAGTAGATGAATTAGATAAACGTGTTGCTCGAAATGAAATTAAAAAATTGGCCAGAGATGTTACCCGCAGTCGTCGTATTGCCGAAGGTTGGTATTTAGAACGACAATTGTATTGTGATTTGATCAATGAATTTTTAGCAAGTCCTGAGTCATTGCTTCCAGACGGTAGCGGTAGAAGGTATGATGAAATCATCAATACCGACGAAGAAGACCTGTACGAAGAACTGTTGTGGACACATAGATTGGCAAAACAAGCATCTTGCGATTTGTTGTTTTATGGAAAGATCAATAGCGGAAACATGGATGCTATTTTGAGCATGAATCCAGAACAACAAGCTCAAACATTTGCGCTAGCTACTAATTTTAGTATGCAAGTACAGGGATATATGCTTGAACTACAAGAACAGGCACAACAACATGCTGAACTAGGCAAACCATTTAACAACGGAGATTTGGCTTTGCCAAGAGCTTTTAATCGTGCTCCGCCAGCAGAAGATATATCCAAACTTAACTCTGCTGAAAACAAATCAGAAATTAAGGATATGTTAAATGTATATAGTATATGAGTCACAAAGACACAAGATTGCACAACTTAAAGACTACGGAAAATTTTGGTTTTATATCATAGGGCATGTTGCACCTGAAGATGAATCAAGTGTGGATTTATCTACAATTAAGAATTATACTGAAATTTCACAAGCTGTAGCAGACTGTGATATGCTTGCTCCTTCCATCGAAGGCGTAGCTGTAATTAAACAAATTACCGAAACGATGAAACGAGAAAATTTTGTCGGACCAACTGGCTCTAACTATAGTGAGAATGATGGTAAAAAAGCATATTATCAACTAACTGACGAAGATAAAGTAAATTGCTGTACCTTGTTGAGAGAAATAATGAAATTACAAATTCTCAATCACGGCCATCGCAAAGATCCTGTGGAACTAGAAGCACTAAAAACAGCTATTGATCAGTTGCCACCCGGTGACTTAAATGCTACACAAATGTTTATGAGTACATATTTTGAATTTGAAACAGGTTATACACAGTTTAAAATCAAACAACCAACTATTAACATTAAATTCAAGTTTGACGGCGAAGGCTGGTAATCAATTCATTTCTAAAAAAACAAAGAAGATGCTAAACTAAGTAAGTTAGCATCTTTTTTTACGGCGATTTATGTCCAAAATTTTTAGTATCCCAATCAATCCAAAACTGAATGTTGAGCAGTTTGATCAGTTTTACAAATTCTTATCAGAACATAAGGACTACATTCGCGACATTTATTTCACCAGTCGCATTGCACCATTTATGCAAGATGCCATGGGCGATGTTTTTGTTATTCAAGAAGATCAAACACACCTTATCAGAACTGCACTGTATATACAACAAAGTTTAGGAATTCCCGTCAGCGCCACATTCAATAATATACAAGTTGCTCCTACACAAAAGAATTTAGATATTTTTATTAGTAATTTCAAACCACTATACGATGCTGGAGTTCGTAATGCAACAATCCCGCACACCCATTGGATGGCTACCGGGCAGATAAAAGCGGCATTTCCTGAACTGTATGTTAAAAATACAATTTTACGCAAAGTGGATACCGCACAAGAAGTAGTTAATCTAGCACAATACGGGTTTGATTATATAAATTTAGATAGAGACTTGATGCGTGATCATGATAGGTTGCGTGAAATCAAGAAGGCAAAGGAACATATTAAAAAAACCATGGGCAAAGATATAGCAATTAGTCTATTGGCCAATGAAGGGTGTGCCGGCGGATGTAGCATGATGGAGGAACATTACCATTTTAATAATATTAGAGAAGGTGCAAACAGCCCTCAATATTTTAATGATACCATCAGTCGTGTCAGTTGTCCAAACTGGAATGTACAAGACTCCTCTATATTTCTTAAGCAGGCCAATTTTACCCCATGGAAAGCTGACTGGGATGAATTTATCAATGAGTTTGGTATAGACAGTATCAAAATGCACGGTAGAGAAGGTATAACAAGATTGTTTGAAACCATGGAAATTGTTCGACGTTATGCCGCCGGAGAAGAATTTTTATACTCAGGTTTTGAAAGATACTTAGAAGAAACAAATTTAGTTGAAAAACCTATTAATATTTGGCGTGATAAAATTAAAACTTGTAGATTTGAGTGCTGGGATTGCAACTACTGTGATAAGGTATATGAAAAGAAAACAGATATACAATTTACAGAACTTGTAAAACACACTGCTGATTGTGTATTAAAATCAGGCATACCTACAGTGCGTGTTGATGCACCGGGATTAACCAGTATGCGTGTACAAACTCTTTTAAATTTACTAGCACAAGGAGTTAACACATATTTAGAAATAGGTGCCGCACAAGGTGCTACCTTCAGTGCTGTTTTAAAAAATAACCCCATACGAGCTATTGCTATAGATAATTGGAGTCAAAATGTACAACCGGCAAATGGACAAGTAACCATGCCCAATAATGATATTAACACCTTTATTAAGAATTTTGAAAAATATAAAGGCAATTCAAATGTCAGTATAATCGACCAAGATTTGTTCCAAGTAGATGTTACACCATTTGCTAACACAATTAAAATGATGTTTTACGATGGTCCGCACGAAGAAGATGTTACAAAACGTGCAGTAATACACTATGCATCTGCATTAACTGACGAAGCTATAGTTGTATTTGATGATGCTAATTGGCCCACTGTCGTTGCAGGTGCTAAAGCTGGTATCAAAGCCGCAGGATTTGAAGTAGCATATGAAAAGCTAATGCTTAATGATATAGAAGATATCAATGCTTGGTGGAACGGTGTTTATGTAACAGTCATCAGGAGACTACATGATTAAAAAAGTTCGAAAAATTATAGTATTTGGCGGCGGCACTAGCGGCTGGCTCACGGCCGCATACCTGGTCAACAATTTGTCTATACCAGCTGAGGTAGTATTAATTGAAGATGCTTCAGCAGGCCCTATTGGAGTAGGCGAAGGTACACAACCCTTCACTGCTAGATTTTTACATGATGCTGGTATTCCTCCAAAAGCATGGATGAAATCAAGTCAAGCAGTATTCAAGTACGGAGTTGAAATAGCCGGATTCAATGATGAACCTTATTTTGTAGACAATGATGTTCCTACCAATTGCATGATAGGGCAAGGACTTTTTACAAGTGACTATTTTGTTGATAAACCATACAGCGAAGTTAGAGATTGGCATCCAGCATACCAATTGGCCAAAGCCAATATTAGTAGTAAGTATGATGATTACTTAGATGCTAATCATGGATCGGGCCCTGAAAGCTACGGAGCAGTACACTTTAATGCATATGATATTATCAAAACTATTAAAGAACTAATTATAGATAAGATTACGTACATTGACACTCGTATTGAAGATATAAAACAAGACAAAGATGGTATAACAAAACTGGTGTCGCAAGATGGTAAAGAATACACTGCTGATTTATATTTAGACTGTACAGGATTTGCTAGTTTATTGATAGAAAAAACACTGGGATCTGTTTTTACAAACTATTCTCCTTGGCTTCCATGTGACAGTGCCGTAGCAATGCCTACAGAATTTAAAGATCCAAAAGTGGAAATGCATCCTTATACTAAATCAACTGCTATGACTTCTGGATGGCGTTGGACTATTCCAACGTATACACGTATTGGCAACGGTTATGTTTACAGTAGTAAACATATTACTCCAGAACAGGCAGAGCAAGAATTGAGAGAAAGTATTGGAGAGTTCAATGCACCAGCTAAACATCTTAAAATGAAATGTGGAGTACATAAAGAAATTGCAGTTAAAAATGTTTGTGCCGTAGGGTTAAGTGCAGGATTTATAGAACCTCTAGAAGCAACTGGTATCACTTTTACAACTGCAACTGTAAAAAGCATTACAGAAATATTAAATATCAACGGAAATGTGTGGAACGATTATGCAAGAGAAAATCTTAATGCAGGGTTCTATGAAATGACCACTGAGATTTTTGCGTTTGTATGGGCTCATTATTATTTTAGTAGTAAAAATGACACTCCATTTTGGCAAGATATTAGACGCATGAAAATTTCAGATTTGCCTCAAGAAGTGCAGGATATATTAAATGTATTTTTAGAAAAACCATTGCCGTTTATTTTCTTAAAACCGAATAGTATGTTTTGTACCTTCCAATGGTTTACTATGTTACATGCTGGAGGCGCATACAAAAATGCCACTAGTAATTTAACTCCTAAACAACAAGAGTACAGTAAATACTTCCTTGACTCTCACACTGCCCGTGTAGAGTTGGCAAAAAAACTATTCCCTAATCAGTATGATTATTTAAGATCCTGGTATAGTGACTGGGAATCCGAGGAGATATAATGTTACAACAATTAAATTCAAATTCATATGCAATTTACACAGTAAGCAATAGACAACCAAAAGGCGACAATTATCTAGATGCAAAAATTGATAAAGATCGATACAAACTAAGACGCTGGATTCAAGCACTGTTGGCGGATCGTGAAGTTATTGTGTGTTGGACTGAAGAAGATACCGATTATATGATGATTGGAACTACCAAAGTAAATCCAGGCGAAGGATACGGAACCCTTCCAACAGATTTACCAACAATAAAATGCAATATTAATGGTACCATTGTAGACGAGCCGCAGTGTATTGCATTTCATTGTGTCCCGGGTAGAGAAATTGCAACAGTAGATGTTGATCATATCACTAAATTTATAGTCAGTATAGACGGTCTGATTGAACTCACACAACAAACACTACGGGATGAGAACAAATGATTAGAGATGATTTCATTGGAGTTTTTGACAACGCATTTCCCCCAGCCGAATGTAACGAAATTATAGATTATTTCAATAAATTAGAAAAACTAAATCTCGTATACAAAAGAGAAGATAAAGCCCATGAAAAAAGTGATAATGCAGTTTATCTATTTGAGCCTGAAACTTTATCCTTACCAGGGTCGCACCCTGTACTAAACAAAGTGTTACAATGCATGTGGAAATGCTATGATCAATATTGTGAAAAATTTAGTATTTTAACACTGGATAACAAGCAAGGTGTGTTAGGTATGAAAATCCAACGAACTCTGCCTGGCGGCGGATTTCATCAGTGGCATTATGAAAATCAAGGATTACTAAGTTCAGAAAGATTTGCAGTGTTTCAAATGTATTTGAATACTGTGGAAGAAGGCGGCGAAACAGAATTTTTATATCAAAAAATTAGAGTAAATCCACTACAAGGTCGAATGGTAATATGGCCAGCAGCCTTTACGCACACCCATCGAGGAAATCCTCCACTGAGTGGAGAGAAATATATTGTAACTGGCTGGATAGAATTTTTAAACTAGTATGAAAAAACGACTAGGCGTCATTGGAGTAGGCTCGGCAGGTATACTAAGTCTAAGTTACTTTTGTGCCCACTTGGACAATACTTGGGAAGTTGTTAGTATAAATGATCCTAACGGTAAAATCTTAGGAATAGGTGAAAGTTCTAATCCGAGTTTTGTTTCAGCTTTAGAAATAGGGCTTGGATTTAATATGCATGATCATGTTAAAGAATTAGATGCTACTTATAAATTTGGAACTGTTTGGAAATCTTGGCGCAACAAGGACTGGATATCGCCTTTGTTAGGCGGCAATACTGCTATTCATTTTAATAATTTTAAATTAAAAGAATTTGCAATCACTAGATTACACAAAAGATGGCCCAACAAGTTTAGTGAGCTATTGGGAAAAGTAGAAGAAGTTATCAACTGTCCATCACATGTTGATGTAGTGGTAAACGGTGTATCTCACCGATACAATTATATAATTGATTGTAGAGGATTTCCAACTGACTGGTCAGATTACCACATCTGTGAAAATATGCCTGTTAATCATGCGTTGGTTCATAATAAAGAAATACCCGGCGATTGGATGTATACTGGACACAAAGCACATCGTAATGGTTGGATGTTTGAAATTCCTTTAACTACTAGACAAAGCTACGGGTATCTTTTTAATGATAACATAACCAGTTTAGAAGATGCTAAAGCAGATTTTAGTCAAGAAATTAATGTGCCGGTAGAAGAATTACAAAATATTGAATATAAATTCCAAAGTTTTTATACTACAAAACTATTAGATGGTAGAGTTTTAAAAAATGGTAATCGAGCAATTTTCTTTGAACCCATTAGTGCTACCAGTTTGTTTATGTATGATCAATCTAATCGAATATTTCTCAGTTACTTAAACAACACTATAGATACACCTGAAAATGTCAATAAAGAATTTGTTAGTATAGCAAGTGCATTAAGAGAATTAATCTGCTGGTTTTATCATGGAGGCAGTACTTATGATACAGAATTCTGGAGACAAACCAAAGCTAAAACTACTTCAGTAGTAGAAAACAGTAAAATGATAAAGATACTGAAGCGCAGTTATAGTGAATGGATTGAAAAAGACAGCCCTATGTATGCAGAAAAGTTTTTCTTTGAGCCTCATCTAATGCTAGAATTAGATAAAAATTTTCAATATAATTATTTCAAATGACCTATAAACTATCAAACGATCCGTTCGTAACAGCATCTTCAATGCCTCCATTTGCCAAGATGAATCAAGTATTCACTACTGAAGAGTTGGACCGTATGTGCCATTATTTTGCAAGTAAAGGAACTGATCCTGGAAAAATTGGTACTACTGGTGGCGACACGATGGATACAGGACTGCGTAAATCTGGTATTAAAATGCATGAGTATACTGCTGAAACTAGCTGGATTTTTGAAAGACTAAACAACGCAATAGCTGACGGTAACAGTCATTTTTTTAGATTTGATCTAGTAGGATATGACTACCTTCAATATACAGAATACAAAGCACCGGGTGAGAAATATGGTTACCATACAGATATGCCATACGGTCCAAATCATAATTTAGAAAAACATCTAATGCGCAAGTTGTCTTTTAGTCTAATCTTGAGCGATCCAGCAGATTATACGGGCGGCGAATTTGAATTTATGATAGAATCTAATAAACCATGGCCCGTTCCACAGGAGCGTGGAGATTTAATTTTATTCCCCAGTTGGTTATTGCATGAAGTAAAACCCATAACTCGAGGTCTTAGAAAAAGTCTAGTTGGTTGGATTTTGGGCCCTAAATTTGTATGATAAAAAGATTTCCACTTTATCACAGTGATTTGTTTGTACTAGAAAATGTAGGTACAGATGAACAAGTAACTGAACTTGTAAAACAAATTAAAACAGAAAAACAACTGAGCCCAGCAACAGACTTTACAAATAAAGGATGCTGGCGCAGTATGAAATGGTGGGATAATACCGACTGGCTTTGTCAAGCTGTTTGCACTTTGGCTAGTACTGCTAGTTCACATTATAAAGAATTAGATCCTAACTTTGAATTAGGTTCTAAATTTAAATTAGGCATGTGGACCAATGTGAATGATCCTACTAGTAGAAATGTAATGCATAACCATGTTAGGGATATATTTGCCGCAGTTTATTATATACAAGGTGAAGACACTGGTGCATTGCGTTTAGTCAACGGCAGTAATGTCATGCAAGATCTTAATCCAAGTGCTCCATTCAGTAGAGATTTTAGATTTGCTCCAAAAAATCGTAGTTTAATTTTATGGCCTGCATGGGTGCCGCACGAAGTCGACACCAATATAAGTAACAAACAACGTATCAATATTGCATTTAATGTAAATTTTGACACCGACGCTTGACCTCCATAAATAGACTGCACTATAATTGTAGTGCTTTTTAAAGGAGAAACGATGGACTTCATCACAAACGTCCTGTTAAAGGACATCACGTATCTATGGATGATATTCTTCATTATGATCACTGCTGGACTAGCTAAAGAGTATGCTCTTTTTGCCCCAGCATTTGCCTATGTAAGAAACACATTTCGTAGCAACAAGTTTGTTGTAGTTCTTTTAAGTGCGATTGGCGGAGTTTTGCCAATCGAAGGTCGAGTTACAGTTTCAGCAGGCTTGCTGGATACTGTAGCACCTAAAGAAGGCCCAGGCCGCGAAAAACTAGGCATTGTAGACTATCTAGCAACACATCACTATTACATGTGGTCGCCGTTAGAGAAAACTGTAATATTGCCTATTGCGGCATTTGGCCTAACTTATGGTGCATTCATCGGCCTAGTTGCACCTTTGTTAATTACCAGTTTGCTATTCATCAGCATCTACATCTGGACGCAGGTCAAAGATGAAGATTTGGTAATTACTCCGGGAAACTTTAAATTGTCAGCAGTTTTACGAAACGTGCTTCCAATGTTTATCGCTCTTGGCGTTTACATTTGGGCAGGCGGCGAAGAACATGTGTTTGCAATTTTTGGTCTACTAACTCTATACTATGTTATCATTACCCAACAGTGGGGCATTAAGAAACTATTGTCTTACGTTCGATGGGATGTACTAGTATGGGTAAGTGCAGTTATTATCTTAGGTAACTATTTCAAATCATATAATAGCGAATTCCTAACTATGATCAAAGGTGTAGGGTTAGATCCTCACACATTTGTTGGTATGTTAGCAATTTCAGTCATTGGTTTTATAGTCAGTTTCTTAATGGGTAGCTCAGGCAAATTTATTGCCGTAGCAGTTTTAATGGCGCAAGTATTTGGAGTAGAATATTTTCTCTGGTTCTTCGCTATTGATTTCGCTGGATACCTGTTGAGTCCAATGCACAAATGTGTTATGATTGGTAACAGATATTTTGGTACACCAGTTGGTACCTATTATAAGGCATTGGGAAGTTGGGGATTGTTATTGCTTGCTACAGCAGGCACACTGACATTCTTATATTAAATCTACTAGATCGAACACAGTTTGTAATTTAGTACGAATAGTTTTGCTTGAAAAACTATTGCGGAGCCCCTGGTGTAATGGCTTAGGGGCTCTGTCTATTGTTGCCCAAGACCAGCCTTGATGTTCATCACTTAACACTGGAACAAATTCATTATCTATCACACACATGTAAGTGTGGAAATTAAACACACGGTCGTTACTTACAAATGTTTCAAGTGGTATTGTTTTTAAAATCTTTGGAGTAGATCCAATTTCTTCAGAGATTTCACGTTGTAGACCTTGCCAAGGTGTTTCGCCTTGTATATTAGTGCCGCCTACTAACCCCCAAGTGCCTTCGTGCTTGCCATGTGCTTTTTGTAACAACAAGAATCGTCGTGTAGATTTAGCGTAGAATAATGCTCCGCTACACACAATTGGTTCTATTACAGTTCTATTCTCCATTGCCCTATGTTATATGTTCCGTCAAAGCTCTTGACCCATGTGATACCATTCCACAGATACTGAACTCCTGTGTATATATTCGTTTGCCAGATCATAGTGTCTGGATACTGGCTGGCACTGAAAATTACATTCCATTGACTACCCGACCATTCTATAATATCATTGGCCTTGGCTATTAGTTCTCCGCTACTCGTTCCTTCCCAGGCTTCAGCACCATCGACACCATTTAAACTACTGCCAATATCTTCTACTAGTAAGAATCTTGTACCAACCGTTGGAGTTGTTGTAGTTCCTTTGTTTTGCGGATCCAAAGGGTTATATGTCAGTGGATTAATAATAGCATCTATAGTGCCAGTACTGTTGGGTCTGTAACTACTGGCCGAATTATAACTTACATTATTGTCTAAGTAGCCTTGGCTATCTATTCCAGTGTTTGATACCAGTGTATCTGGATTCCAATTCACATGTAATATACTGCCGTCTACTGGGTCCACTGCAACAGTTCCGATAACTTGTGATCCGTCTGGTTGAGTAAGATATATTCTACTGGATCCTGCAATATATTTTCCTGGATAATTTTCAAAAACACTGTTCCAATCGATTGGTGCACCGACTCTAGCAGGCGCAGGATTGGTTGTAGGTTCTCTAGGATTAGTCGTTGCACCTGCTTCTAACAGCACCACAGTACTGGCATATACTTCTATTTTGTAATTTTTAATTGTAGTAACAACTACGTCTATGAAATCACTCATAGCAGTAGTTTCTGGCATAGGGTCAGTGCCCAAACCTTCTATATAAGTTCCGCTAGTTGCGGTATTGCCATTGATACCTGTGATAATTTTTGTAATAACTCCAAGGTGTTTAACTTTGACTGGAGGATTAATCCATATTGGAGTCTTTAATGTCAGTGTTGCAATCTCATTAGGTGTGTCATTTCCTACTGGAACTTGTCTACTGGACCAGCTGATATCAGTAAGATCTAATACACTTAAACTTGTCCAGTCAATATAGTTGTCTGTAGTTTGTAATTCTAAACTTGGATTAAAAAGAACCAAAATTTGTTCAAGTATTTGCAATTTTTGTTCGGTACTAGAACTCCAAATATCCACTTTGAATGTTAGATCAAACGGGGTTGGCATTAGTCTTTCAATGGTATAATTCTTGCCTTGACTAAAATCATATTGATTATCTGAATTTATACCTCTTTCACGAACATGCACTTTGCCAACAAATGATTGATCACCTACTCTATCACGAGCTAATGCCAAACTAGTAACATACACAGCTATTCTAGGCACACTATTGACTTTATTTTCACTGTTTTGTCTAATAATACTTGCTACCTGTCTA